CTAGAAGCCCCTCTAAGCGACGAGGAAGTGGATTCGCTAATAGCAGAGGCAGAAACCACAGAAGCCCTTGTAGAAGCCCTAGCCGAACTCACCCCAGAACAAGTCGAACAAGTCTTGGAAACCCTGCTTGCTGAGGAACCAACCGAAGAACAGGCAACCGCTCTCGCGTCCAGCCCCGAAGTCCTAGCCGTCATCAGCACCGAGCAGGCGCAAGAAATCTTTGAGGCGTTGGACGTAGCCGAACTGTCCGATGCCCAGACCGAAGAACTTATCGCCGCGATTGAATCCGCACCCACCGAAATCCGTGAAGAATTTGAGGACACCATCGACATCTTTGGCGAAGGCTTGGACGACTACACCCCTGTCGGCTCCACCATCCCAGTCGGGGAGCGACGCACCCTGATTGCTGTCACGGCAGGGATAACCCTCGCCGCCGCAGGTACTAGAATTAGACGCTAATGAGAAAATTCTTGGACTACCTAGCAGATAACGCATGGACATGGGCAGGTACAGGCATGGTCCTGATTACCCTCTCTGGTCCTACCTTAAGACAGGCAACCCTGATTACAGGCGTTGTTGTTTTGGTACACTCGTCACTAACCCTCTCTAAGAAAGACTAGTCATGGCAAAACTTCAGAACATCATCTTCCGTATCGTTGCACTATTCGGCTCATCCGCACTCGCAGCAGTTGCAGGTGGAGCAATCATCGGCGTAGAACTATGGAAGTCAGCAGCACTCGCTGGCATCATGGCATGCGCACAGGTTGTTGAGAAGTTGTTGCGCTTCAGCGTTGACGGTTCCCTCAGCAAAGAAGAAATCGAACTTGCGTTCACGGGTGCAGTTAAGGCTAAGCCTGAAGTAGCCGAATAATGGCTATGAAAAAAAAGAAGGCAGCCAATGACCTTCCTATCATCCCAGTCAAACTCTGTTCGTGTCTTAAGAACGCGAAGCCTGGTGAACTCCCTCCGAAACTTCTTCGCAAGATTGAAGGCAAAGGAATGTTGCACCATTGCGCCGCAGACGCATACGAAGCAATGGATGCGGCAGCAAATGCTGAAGGAATTGACCTCAGTCCGACAAGCCCAGCGGACACATATCGCTCACTTGCGGTTCAAGAGTACGGATTCTTCCAGCGATACACCACCGAAGTAATTGCAGGGCAGAAGCCTCGCGTTTACAAAGGTCAAGCATGGTATCTGAAACCAAAGATGGCGATGTTGGCGGTGCCTGGGACCTCGAAGCATAACCTCGGGATTGCCATTGACATTGCTAACGCTAACGGTAAGCGTCTTGAATGGTTGAAAAAGAATGCTGTGTCGTTTGGTTTCTCTTGGGAAGTAGTGCCAAGTGAACCGTGGCATTTGCGTTATGTTGCGGGTGATGCAAAACCTCAGCGTGTGCTGGACTATCTAGCGAGCAAAGCAGTCTGATGTGGACGCTGGCTGGGCTGTCTTTCTTGCTGCTGTTGTGTCTAGTGTTGGCGGTTTGCTAACAGTTCTGTTGCAACAGTTCAGAAAAGAAAACGCTAAAGACCATGACGTGGTGATGGGCATGCTGAAGATGGTGTACAAGAAGCAGGGTTCTGTTGAGTACAAGATTGACAAAGTGTCAGACCAATTGGGCGACCATCTAAAAAACCACCCGCGCTAATCGCAAGACAATTCATCAGGCTGGTATCTTGGTCGGTCCTATGACTCGCCAAACACTAGAGACAATCCGCAAATACCTAGTAACCGCAAGGGTTTCCCGCCCAGAAGAAGACGAATTCTTCAAGGCACTCAACGAACTAGACCGCCTGCTCACCGCCACCTCGCGCCCGCGGGAGACAGTAAACTCTTGACATGGAAGAAGGGCTAAGACACCCGATAGTCATGGTCACATGGATGGACGCGCACGCCGCGACATCTGCATGGACACCACTAGATGACATCGACCAAGACCCATGCATCGTCGTGAGTTGCGGGTTCCTGTTAGCAGTAGAACAAGGTGGCAAACCAGACCATGTAACTATCTACCAATCAAAGACAGATGGTGATGACGTGGATGGTGTGTTGTGTGTTCCTGTTGCGATGGTAAAGAACGTAAAAGTTTTTCCAAAAAACACTTGACATACAGTATTACTTGCTTGTAAGGTGAGACCTATCAACTTACAACGAAGGGAAACGCATGCAAATCAAGCGTTATCGCATTACCAAACCCACACACGGAGAACAAGACTGGCTTGACATCCGCTTCTGGGATGAACAGAAACGTAAACGGTTATCAGCATCAGCAGTAGCCGCAATCTACGACCTACATCCATTTGTACCAGCAGACAAGTACGCTGCCGAACTGTTAGGTGACATACCCCCCGCACCTATCCCACCAACATGGGCAATGACCCGTGGCAACGACCTTGAACCACTCTGTATCAAGTGGGCAATAGACCGAACAGGCATCCCATACTTCACACCTGAAGAAATGTTCGCTTGCGAAACAGATAGTGGCGCGCGCATGATTGCCACACTTGACGGCTTCTATGAGGACGGTGATGACCGCAAGATACTTGAAATCAAAACCATGAACCGCGAATGGTCAGGCGAACTACCTGACTACTGGCGTATTCAAGGTGTACAGCAAGCCATCTGTGCTGACGTAAGTCAGATTACATGGGGTGTGTTTGACTCCAGTATGAGTTTCTACATCTATGAACAAGAAGTAACTGATGAACAGAAGATGGAACACATTGAAGCAGTAGCCAAATGGTTGGCATCCATCGACCTTGGCATCACCCCAGAGGGTGTGAAGTGGTCGTATGAAACTATCTCCACCCGCTACCAGCGTCCGACTAACACCACCGTTGAACTACCAGAGGACACGGTTGATTTGGTGGCACGGTTGAAACAGGTGAAGAAAGAGTTGAAAGAACTTGGCGTAATTGAAGACCAGTTGAAAGCAGAACTATGCGATTTGATTGGTGCTAATGAGTACGCTACGGTAAACGGAACCATCGTTGCCACATGGAAGGGAAAGACTTGGCAGTCACTTGACATCAAGACCCTGAAGGCAATGGAACCAGCGATAGCAGACAAATACAGTAAGCAAGTAACCAACAGAACACTTCTCTTGAAGGGAGAAAAGGCATGAGCCACATTGAAACTCGGAGCATTGTCCACGGTTCACGAAAAAAGCAACCACACAAAGCAGCAAAATCATCGTTCAAACAAAACCAAAGGAAACAAAAATGAAATTAGATGAAGTACTCGGCAAATACGGTGTACCAGACCCAAAACTTGTAGGCAAACTACCACGAGGCGGAGGTTCGCTCGATTTTGTCGGGCATGCGGACGTTACCAAGATGCTCTTGGAAATCGACAGCGAATGGACATGGGAACCAGTTGCCTTTGATAATGACGGGCTACCTGCGTACCGTGTAGAGAACGGCATGGCACACATGGCAGGGTGGATGACCATTCACGGTGTACGCCGTCTCGGTATCGGCTCAGTCCAAGCATCAAAGCCTGACTTACTAAAGGAACTAGCATCCGACTTCATTCGCAATGCGGCTATGCGCTTCGGTGTATGCCTCGCACTATGGACGAAGCAGGAGTGGGAGACAGATGAAGTAGCGGGGAAACCTCAGACCAACAGCAAGCCTGCACATCCGCGTGCGACTAAGCCTGCTGAGGTTTCTCCCGTGACCGCCGAGCCTGAAGGTGACAAGCCTTTGACTCAACAGCAAGTAAAACAATTCGTGGATGCATGCGACAAGGTTGGTTTAGACCCAGCCATCGTTGCATCCAAAGCCCAACTGAATTGGGACGGAGAGATACTCCAGTCACAGTTGCCATTGTTGCGTGATGCGTTCACCATTCTTAAGACAGGTAAGTGATGGCTGCGAAACGAACCGTAGACCCAACAGGTAAAGACCGTTCAGTAAAAATGATTGCGTTGCGTATCACCGCACAGCAACATGATGTACTGACACAACTGTGCAAGGAACGTGGCGTAGGGCGTAGTGCTTTGCTTCGCCAACTCTTACAGCAGGAGGTGAAGAATGTCCAAGGAACGAGCCAAGGGAACTAGTTTTGAGACTTTCGTTGTCAATTATCTGAAGAACTTTTATCCTCATGTCGAGCGACGCACGTTGCATGGCACGCTAGATAAGGGTGACATCGCAGGTACTGACCCGCGTCTTGTGTGGGAATGCAAGAACCAGAAGACACTCAACTTTTCTGGATGGTTGCATGAGGCTGAGAACGAACGAGTGAACGCGAACGCAGAGATAGGAATAGTTGTGGCGAAGCGCCGTAACTATGGCAACCCTGCTGACCAGTATGCGCTTGTCCGTTTAGAAGACTTAGTGAAACTGTTGAAGCAAGCAGGCTACTAATGGCTGATGACATTGTGACCCGACTACGAACAAAGTATCAAGGGCAACTTCCCATCTGTGCAGAAGCCGCTGATGAGATTGAACGGTTGCAAATAATTATTGACAACATGGCTGAGCGCAATCAAAAGCAAAATGCTGAACAGTTGAAAATTGTAAGAGCAGTAGAAGCAGACCGTGACAAGTGGCGGGATATGGCGACAGGGGATACTAATGAATGATTATCTGATATGGCTTATTGCTTTGACATGGTTCATCTTCGGTTGGAACTCACATAAGTTGATACAGAAATACCGTAAGCATGGTTGAGCGCACCGAGGGTTACGTTCCATCGCATGACATCAAACAGTTTGACTTCACAAAAGATTTAGAGTTCGGGCATCAAGGCGAAGAAATTGTTTTGCAGTTTCTTTCAGACTTAAGTCAGGGTTCTTTTGAGGTGAAGTATGACAGATACCGCAATGGTCGTATCTTCGTAGAGTACGAACAGAACCCACGTAATACAGGGTGGAAGCCAAGCGGAATACAGGTAACACAAGCGAAATGGTGGGTCTATTTGTTCTCGCCCAACGCATTCGTTATAATTGAAGTACGCAGATTGAAACGCTACCTCAAACATAACGTCACTCAACTCAGACAGTTGGTAGCGGCGGAACACTCAGACAACCCAGCGAAAGGCTTTCTTATATACCCAGAGCAGGTCAAGGAGTTGATGTCAGTATCCACCTACGATTAGGAGAATAAATGTTAAAGATTTTTACAGCATTACTTATAGGTTTAGGGGTAGCAGGGGGAACGGTAGCGATGGCAGAAGCACCAGCAGACAAGACAGGAACACCATCGTCCACCCACAACATTCGTTTAGTAAGGGAAGAACCATTGCCAATACCAGCAGACGCCAAAGTACCCCAATGGTGGGCGCTTGCACGTCAGGTTGGTTGGACAGAGGACGCCATGCGCACGCTCGACTATGTAATTTTCAGGGAAAGCCGTGGCCTAAATCGTGCATTCAACCGCCAAGACCCTAACGGTGGAAGCCGATGCTTGCTCCAACTGAATGGTTCATGGACTGGATGGCTGACGGATAAGGGCATCATTACTAAACCAGCAGACCTGTTCAAGCCTGTCACTTGTCTTACGGCAGGACTAGCCGTGTACCAGTACGGTGTAGACCGTTACGGTTTTGGCTGGGGACCTTGGGCTATCAAGCCATAAACTAAACAACCATGAAGGGAAGACACACAACAAGTTGGGTATGCGACAGGTGCAGTACGCGCCTCATTACCCATGTCAAGATTTCCGAACCACCAACCCATGTTTGTTTTGGGCGTGATAGGAATAGCACAACATCAAACATCCATCCCATGAAAGAAGAAACAAAATGAATAACATCACCATTGTCGGCAACGCTGGCAAACCAATTGAACTGAAATACTCTGCATCAGGAATGGCACAAGGCTCGTTCTCTGTTGCAACAACATCAGGCAAAGATGACAAGAAGGTTACGGTGTGGCACAACGTCACGGTCTTCGGACAGATGGCAGAATACGCTGCATCATCCATTGAAAAGGGCAGTCGCGTAATCGTCACAGGCAAACTTGACATCTCCTCATACGATGACAAGAAGACTGGTGAGAAGAAGTGGACAACGAAAATCTTGGCTGATGAAGTTGGTTTGACCATGCGTTTCAACGCTGTGTTTGCTGACAAGACAAACCAAACCATGAAGGAAGTAGCACAGAAGTTTGGTGCGCCATCGTTCCTTGAAGAAGAAAGTTTCTAGTGGACATTATGAAACTGACCTTTGACCAATGGTTAGAGATTGGTCTTAGGTCAGGGTTCACCACCCCACCCGTATGCTCAACCCATGACGGGATACCTATGACGATTACAGAAGACGCAGAGTACATGGACGGCTCTGACCCTTGCGTTTATGTGATGCGTTGCTATGAAAGCACAGAACAGAAAGAAGCAATTGAAGCAAATTGCCCATCAGTTATTTGGAGAAACCCGTACCATGACACCTACGACAAAGGGCGCTGACCTTTTACTTGAAGCACACAACCTCATCACAGGCGACAGGCACAACGCTTACGCTCACCCGTTAGAGGACTACACACAAACCCGCGACATCTTCCAAGCCATCACAGGGGTATCGCTCACCGTAGAGCAAGCCATCTTGTTCATGGTGTCAGTCAAACTGTCACGTCTTAGGACAGCATTAGACGCAGGAAGATGGGCGCACGATACTGTCGTGGACACAGCAGGATATATTGGTTGCCTCGCTATGGTTTATGATAAGAAAGGAATGGTCGGCGATGGTGCAGAAGGGTGAACGTAAACCATGCCCGTGTGATTACCCAGTAGGTCGAACACCCCTCGTGTGTGGTAAACCTGAAGAAGATGATGACGACTGATGACTTCCCGAATGGTAACTGTGTCCACCCATGCGGGCATGTGGGTATCTGTGACCATTGCGGGACAGTCAGCAAAGCAGTACAAGTGTGGACAGACTTTGAGATAGAGGGCTGTGAATGTCTCTGTCATAAGGCAAGAAAACTATTCGTTGGCGTAGCAAAGAAAACTAAGGGGCGTAAGTGAAAGAGTTGAAGTTAGGTTGGTATGACCGTGCCGCATGCAAAGGCATGGACGGCAAGATATTTTTCCCTGATATACCAGCAGGTAGTAACCATCGAAATGTTTTTGATGAAGCGGTAAAGGTGTGCGGGTTGTGTTCTGTGCGCCGTGAATGTTTACAGTTAGCGATGGACGCAGAGACGAATGACATTCGCAGGTATGGTGTGTTCGGTGGCAAGACCCCACGCCAGCGCGATGTGATTGCAGGTAAATAAAAAGTAGCCCTGCTCAACCACAGGAAGGGGAAACCGTGGGAGCAAGGCTACTCGGACTGTAATACTATCAGACTTGGGTGTAAATCAACCGCCACCCATCGCAAGCGTCACTGTTCATGGCGCAATGCTTTGCTGATTGCTCGGACTGGAAGCGCCGTGCCTTTGCTTTATCCAAAGACCAACAGTTATCTACAGTCTTGGCGGTAGACATGTGTCTGCCTGTCCAATACTTGTTCGTAGACGGGTGCTTACCCTCACGTACCACTACCCATGTATAGGTAGGCAATGGTTGTGTTGTTGGGTGGTTGCTCCTGTCGTAAGGCTTGACCCTGCGGAACAAGGTGAGTGCGATGTCCACGCTCGGACGGTTGAGTATCCACTTACGCATTCTCATTAGCCTGCTCCTCGTACTGTAGCCAGTCGTTGATAAGTACAGTCCAACCCCAACGCTGACGCAGTATCTCGACCACCTCGCGTGCTGTTGGTTCGTTGGTGATGTGATGGTTCACCCAGTCTTCTAGCATTTCGTTCGTGGTTCTCATTCGGATACCGCGTCTGTCAGTTCGGCAATGACTTCATCTATCTGTCGTTGCGTGAGGTGCTTTCCTAGTGTGTAGGTCAGCCAGTTGATTGGGTCATGCAGTAGTTGTGCTTTCGCTTCAATCCAACTCTGCTGTTCCTCGGTCATGCGTGTGCTGTTGAGTACCTGCATTGCGTCAGTAAATTGTTTAGCAAGTTCATCTGTGCCTGCGATGTACTCCCCGTCACCCCGATAGTCGCTTTCCCAATGGTCATAACTTTCGTTGTAAATAGTTCCGTATGGGAAGAACCCTTCCTCGCTTTCAATGTCGTGATACCACGTCTTCGTACTGCTGTCGTAAGTCACGATGTAGTAGTGCTGTCGTTCTATCTTTTGAGTTAGGTCGTACACT